GCTAGTTTGGGGGCGTTGTTGTGATAGAATGTACCAGCCCCACCGCTAACAAAAGAAGCATAAGTAGCACCGTCTGCGTTTTGTAAAGACAAGTCTGTTGCTCTAATAAGCAAGTTTCCTGTGCCGCTGTCTCTAATTAAAGAACGAGTACCGTCATGGAAGATTTCTAAATCCCCACCAGCACCAAACGTAGCCTTGTCATTGTCGCCCAATGCTATGCCGCCATTGGCTGTGATTTCGCCAGTGACTGTAGCTGCTGCAAACGTAGGACTGTCAGTAGTAGCAACGCCTTGGTCAAGAGCTTTGACAGCAGTAATGTTAGTCAGCTCGCTGTCCATCAAAGCACCAGCGGCTGTTACGTTAGCTGTGTCAGTTACGTCTGCACCAGCTTCAATGACGTCTAGTTTAGACTCGTCAGCATCTGTAAACGCATTAGTATTTGCATTGCTTTCATACGCTGTCTTAATCTCTGCCGCAGTCTGGTCAGCAGTTGCACCAGCTTCAATGCCGTCTAGCTTTGCGCCATCAGCAGCTACATCACGACCGTCTACAGTGCCGTCAGTAGTTAGGTTGCCAGAAATAACCGGAGTAGCTAGAGTTTTATTGCTAAGGGTTTGTGTGCCAGTAAGCGTAGCTACAGTAGAGTCTATAGCCATTGTTACGCTGTTACCAGAAGCAGTAGAGTCGATGCCCGTACCGCCTAGAAGACTCAGAGCTTCGCTGTCTAAGTCAATTGAAATGCTTGTAGTACCATCCGTTACATCCAAGTCCTGTGCTGTTACTTGTGAGTCAACGTAGGCTTTAATTGATTGTTGTGTTGCAAGCTTGGTAGCGCTGTTGCTTGCCATGTCGTCTTCATCTTTAATGCCAGTAACAGTTGCGCCGTCACCTGCAATATTAAGAGAAGTACTTGCTGTTACTACTGGAGCTGTCAGTGTTCCCGTAAAGGTAGGACTAGCACTGTTTGACTTAGTAGCCACTGCTGTAGCAATGTTATTGAACTCTGTATCAATCTCAGTTCCTTTAACAATCTTAGCAGGGTTGCCAGAAGGTAACGCATCTTTAGTAGAAAAGTTTGTAGTTTTTGTATAATTAGACATCAAGACACCTGTAAAATGCTAGGAAGAACAAAAGAATAAGGAAAAGGGGACTCCGAAGAATCCCCCATCCAGTTGTATTAGCCTTGAACAGCTAGTACGAGACCTGCTTCTGGACGTAGTACCTGAGTACCGTACAGAGTATCAGCAGTGTAAAGAGTACCGAGGAACTCCTGCTTGTACTGAGTCTGAGAGCGAATAGCTTGCTGCTCGGCCAGTACCATAGTGTCTTTGTGGATCAACTCAGCACCACGAACACCAGTTTCCAGTGTTGGGCAGTTAGTTGAAACGTATACGTCAACACCGTAAAGGTTACCAATCTTACCGTTTTGTACGCCTTTGCCGTCTACGAAATCAGAAGACATATAACGATCAATGCCCATGATAGCGTTACGCAGTGAAGGAGGTACAACGAATGCACGATTGTCCATAGGAACGTCTGCATCGTCCATGTTCTGAATGAGGCTACGGAAAGCAGCGTCAGTGAACGGGTTGATGTCAGCAGTGCCGTCAGCATCGTAGGCTTCTAGAGCGCCACCAGCAGTGATCTGGAAAGACCCGCTGTGTACCCAAGAAGAACCGTTGCCGTCGCCGAAAGACTTACCAAGAGCAAACAGATCAGTGTCTACTTGCTTGGCTAGGCCGTAACCTGCATCGCCGGTATAGAACTGACGCAATGAAGCGAGAGCCTGTACTTCGGTGATGTCTTCGATTAAACGAGAGAACTCGTAGTGCTTGTTGATGTTAACCAAAACTTCTGTCTCAACGTTGCTCTGAATAGTGACAGCAGTCTGAGCTGCTTTCTCACTGGCAGTGCCACGAATAGGCTTAGGAATGTGGATAACGTCGCCTTTCTTGCCAGACATGCTCATTTTCTTAACGAGGTTAGCCAGAACAAGGTTGCTTTTGTAAGCAGCAATTACTTCATCGCTCCAGATTTCTGGAATGAATTTAGCTGCGCTAGTGTTGTCTACTGCTCCGCCCATAGCGGGATATACTGAAGTTGCCATAATAAATAGTCCTTAATGAAAAGTAATTAACGGACTCTCTTCTCGGCATAAGCCCTCTCAATTTCTGGAGATAAAGCTAAATACCGTTCGGGATCGTCCTGCATAAGTTTAATAATGTCCGAACGTCTATAAATCTTTTTAGAAGCTGGTTCTCCACTACCTTGTGTGCTACCAGTAGAAGCTGCTTTAAGAGCTGTCTTTCGACTGTCGCGCTCACTTGCAACTGCATTTCCTACAGCTTGTTGACGTTCTTTCCAATTAGTGAAAAGTTCATCTGCTGCCTCGTGATCATACTGCCTGTCTGCCTGAGCAAAGAGCTGTGTACGAATCTTAGATCCTTTAATCCATTCACCAAATTTAGGGTCTTGCAAAATTGCTTGCATGTCGGGATGACGTTGTTGCAAAGCGCTTAATGCGTTAGACTTCTGGTACTGCTGTGTTTGAGCTTCAGCAGCTTTGATGGAAGGATGATTCTTAATAGCTCTCTCGACTGCCTTGTCGGGATCAGAGAAAAAATCTATTTCTTCTTCGGGTTCTTGGGTTGCTTTTGGTGCGTCGAGTTGTGTCTGAATGTAGCTATCAACAACAGAACGTAATTCCCCTACTTCTGAGCTTTGTCTGCCAAGGAGCTTTTCAGCCTCTTGATGCATCCGTACAATTTCTGTAACGCTCTTTCCTTGGTACTTCTCGGGAATTTCTTCTTCTTGAGGAGTTGTCTCTTCTGGAGCTTCCTCTTGTTTCATTTCTTCGTTGTTAATATCTTCGTCGTCAAGACGCTCGTCAATTAATGTTGCCATTATTAAACTCCGTGAGTATTCTCATTATGGAGGTGTATTGTGTAGAAGGCTTCTTTGTTAAGAGTTGGCCTTCCGTTCTTGCTTCAGTTTCTGTTCGCGCTGCCTAACCCACTTCGCAGTAGCACCCATGAAATCACCAGAAATAGGATCAAGGGCAGAACGTACAGGAGATTGAATTCTTTTAGCTATCTTTTGACAGTGTGGACAAGGAATTTCCCTAGTGTCCGAAGAGACTAGGCGTTCCTCTATGTGTCCACCTGAACATTCAAAATCAAATAACAAAGCCATTATTCAGCGTCGTCTTCTTCATTTGCTTGTTCTTCTGCTGCCGTGATTTGAGATTCTAAGTTGACCAAGTTAGCTATAACTGACAATTGACCTTTACGGAAGTACAAATCATTGCTATCTTTAGTGGCCTCAACTGAGTTTACAATACTAGCATTTCCTACTAGATCTTCTAAAAGCTGTTTCCAGCCTGTTGACATAAATAAGTCGTGGTAGTTGTTATAATACTTCTCAAGTTCTGGGTCTATCATACTGTTTCTCCATTAGGACAGTTATTTTATATGTGCTTACATTATACCACATTATTGATACAATGTCAAGCTTTATTTTCTCTTTTTACCTGCTTTTTGCAAGGCGATAGCAACAGCCTGCTTCTGGGGCTTACCTTCCTTCTTGAGAGTCTTGATGTTCTTGGACACTGTTTTCTGTCCACTGCCTTTCTTCAACGGCATTATCATTCTCCTTCTTTTTAAAGATGTTATCCCAGTTGTCAGCAAACTTGTTAAAGTCTGTCTTACGCTGTGTGCTACCCTTGCCGCCGTGTGTCTGCCCCTGCATTACTTCTTAGGCTTCTTAGCTTTGTCTTTCTTCAGAGCTGCAATAGCTGCTTTAGCTTGCTTGTCAGTCATTGGCATTGAGCGAGCACGCTTTGGCTTTACTGCTTCTTTCTTTTTAGCTGGTCGTCCTACTTTAGATCCGTATGTTCCGGCACCTTGTGGCATAAATCTCTCCTGTTATTTATAGTTAAAATGTTACATATAATATACATTGTATCGTAAAGTGTACATTTATTGCGTTTTTCTGTACATATAATTG